GTCTGCCCATAGCCACGCAAACCATAAAGCAACTGACTAGCAGTATCTTCAACCACAGCAGTAGCATTTACACCCACAACCTGAACTTTGTTATACAACTGCTCAGAAGCATAAACAACTTCCAGATCAGTGAACGGAATACCTGTACCGTTACCAAACGCTGTCCCCTGGCTGTTTGCATCAGCAAAAGTTACTAAAGCAGGAGCAGTTATCGCTGTTGAAACGCTTGTTAGCAAACCTGACTGACTGGCATAAGGTACACCTGACCAAGCCACTTCATAATCTGTCGTTGCAGTCGTAGCGTAAGGGTTGTAAGCACCGTCAAAGTAGTTCACGCTAGTGCCTGCAGGCTCAATAATGAACCCATCACCAAAGACAGTGAACGCTGTGCCACCTGTAACGTTAGCCACAAACTGCACTCCACCAACAGTCCCTGCCAAAGTTAGTGTTGTCTGATAGTTAACCCATTGAGCTGTACCAGTAGAAGTAACTGTTATAGCTGTGGAAGCCTGCACACCACCATTGTTATCAAGCAGAAACGCTGAGATGTTGTATGTGCCTGAAACGCCCCTAAGTGAACCTGCAAAAGTGTAGGTTGTGCCTGTTTCGTTGTATCTGCTAGGCGTAATGTCTTTATACTCAAAGCCAACAATAGAATCAGATGGAACATCAGGGTCAACAACAGTGCCACCACGCCATAAAGGGCCACCATAAAGGCTAGGGATAGCAGTAGTCTGAGTTCCAATCAAACTCCAGCCTGTATTCAAGTTATCGTTACTGATAAGCGTGGCTGTAGCAGGATAAGCAACAAAGTTGTATCGCATACTGTTAGTCCACGCATAGTTAGTGAAACTACGATCCTTCAGCTGCATTACTGCTGAAGCGTTGCTGAAGAAATCTGCAGGCTCACTTCTAGCCACATTCTGAAGGTAAGCCAAAACGTTATCGCCAGGGTTATTTGCATCGTAGCCAAGCAAAGTCTGCCCACCACGAACCCCAGCATACTCACTAGCCCCAAAACCGTTATAGTTCATCACAGTCTTGATACGGTCAGAAGTGCTCTCAACCTGCCAAGCAGTGCCACCAGTAAAAGAAGCGTTACTGACCCGATACATCAAGTCCAAAGCTGTAACTGTGGCTGTACCGTCAAAGCCTGATTCTTGATAACTGAAATCCCAGTCTTGAACAAATCCTGTAAACCGTCTAACACCGTTGCTAGAGATACGAATACGCCCTGCAGGTTGAACGATAGTGTAACCACCAGCCGAATACCATAAAGGCGAAGAAGTGTTTAGTGGGTCAAAGACACGATTATTATTTACAAAAGTAACTGAAACCTGACCTGCACTAAAGTCATCAAGATTACGGTTGATACCCCTATTGATAGAGATGTTTTGAACGTACTCAGTTACATCAATGTAACTGCTAGATCCAAACTGTAACTCAACAACATAACTAGGTAAAGGCATTTTTAGTTTCTAGCGTTCCAGAACAAAGTTGAAGGCAAGCTACCATTCTTCTTCAAGTAAGCACTCAAAGCATCAACAGTAGCCTTCGGGTCAGCCTTAGTTACGTTGATAGTGACATTAGTTGCAGGCTTACCTAGAAACGCATCTCTAAAGTTTGTTGCTCCAGCAGTTCTAGGCAAAGCCATAGTGCCTGTAAAAGTGCTTCCAACAATGTTGAATGTTTGACCTGTCTTAGCAGCCTGAGCGTTGATACCCTGTTCAGCAATAGTAGAAGCAGTCAAAGTTGCAACCTGAGAAGCAGCAGCAACCTTTAGAAGTGGCACAGCATTAGAAACATCGTCAACTGCAGAAATAGGGGTTTTACCTTGAATCAAAGTAATAGCAGAAACCAAACTTGCAATAGCCTTACCACCAGAAGCCAAAGTCATAATACCTTTTAGAGCAAGCAACGCAGGCAACGCTTGCAACAAAGCACTCATAACGTTTCCGAAACCCTTGACAGCATCACCGTCACCGAAGAAAGCAAAGAACTGTTTTACAGCTTCAACAGCCTGACTGATAGCATCCTTGACTTGAATAAAAGTTTTACCTGCTTCAGTCTTAGGGTTAGACACATCTTCAAGGAACATCCCAACCTGATCTATCGCACCACCTGGCTTCATCATGGTATCTATAAAGTCCAAAATGTAGGGCAGAATGATTGACCCTAACTTTTCTTGCAACTCACCAAACGCAACATTCATACGAGCAAAAGGGTCTGCCTGCTCTTGAGCTGCACCCTTCACTGCTTTAGTCAAATCCCCAATAATGTCTTTAGATTTAGACAGTTCAGGGAACATACGCTTTAGGGAAGTTGTATTGCCGTTAAAGGCTTTGGCTAACGCTGTGCTCACAGACTCTAAAGGCCTACCAGAAACGGCACTGGCATCCAAAGCCAACTTCAATAACTGTTGTGACTTCGCTGTTGACCCTGTAGCTCTGGCCAAACGTGCCTGGGCAGGTCTTAACTGGTCATCGGCAATACCCACTTGAAGTGCTAAGGAATCTATGAATTTATTGTTAGCTGCAACCTGAGCATCTGTAGCGTTAGCGTTACGAACAAGCTGATTGTTAAGCAACTGCATAGACTTAGCATCAATAGAAGCAGCCTTAGCAGCATCCACCAAGCCAGTAGTCAACTGCTTTAGCCCAATACCAACACCAATAGCCCCAAGGGTCTTAGTAAGCCCACTGAAGCCTGATTTAGCCTTCTTTATGCCAGAGTCATCAAACTTAGATAACAGTTTTACAATGACAGCCATTAGTTCAACTTCCTATTTACCATGCGAGCATACTTATCAATAACCAATTTTACTTCACGCTCAGCATTGTCCAGAGAGTCCCCAACAGCAGGATAAATAAAATCGTTACTGTAACGCTCACGCAACATGGCAACCATAGTTCTACCCTGCGAAGTAACTCTGTGCCTTCTAGTGCCACCCTTGTAAGCATACTCACTTGTAATCTTCTTAGCTTTACGCATAGAACCCTTACCAGCAACATCTGCAACAGCAGTCATAGGTGAGTTCACCCAAATAGAGATCAGGGGCGTAATGGCTGAACGTCTTGAACGACTAGCACGAAACTTTGTTGTAACACTGTCAGCCTTCTTACCTGCACCCCAAGCAAGTCTTCCAGTAGGGTTAGCAATTTTACTCATACCCGATAAAGGGGCAGTGTCAGGGATAGCGTTACGGATGTTAGTTACAAGGGGTTTAGCAACAGCCTTAGCTTCACGAACCATCTGATTCTTCATGCCAGGCTCTAAAGCATTCAAATCCCTAATAAGGCCTTTGACATCATAAATAACGCTGCTATTAGTCATTACCACTCCGTTGATACTTCAAGGCATACAACATAGTATTCAACATCCGATCAGTTTCGTTCATCAACACTGAAGGGGCTATACCTGTTGCAACAGCAAGATTCGCAATCATCCAATGATACGAGTCAACACCCAAACTGTTTAGCCTTTTGGGTCTGTAACCTCAACTTTGCTGACTAACTCAATCCAGCCATCAAAGTCTTCAGCAGTTTTCTTCAAACGTGTTACAGCAAGCCAAGCAAGGTACAGCAAGTGTGTAACCTTTTCTAGTTTGTCTATACCAAGGTTGAAATAGGTTTCCCATTTCACAATGTCACCTGCAGAAGATAGAACATCAATAACAGTTCCATCACTCAACTCAATGCGTAGGTTTAGTTGATTCATTAGACAGCTGTTCCCCTAGTAATCGCCCCTGTAGTAGGCCAAGTCACAGTGAAAACGCTTAAGTCCCCAATCGTTCCTGAAGCAGGAGTTAGATCAGTTACCAAACAAACAGCAGTGTATGCAGGGTTGTTTGCTGAAGTTGCAGTGTTAGCAGCCTTGATAACAACAGTTGCGTTGCTTCCTAGCAGTGGCCACAAAGTAGCATCAACAGTAGTTGTTGCATAGTCCTGATTGAAAGCCAAAGTCAGAGAGCCTTCACGCAAACCTGCAACACGTGTCACCCAAGGTGAACCAAAAGAAGTAGTTGTGACATCTGTAGCTGAAGCCTTCAACTCAACCTGAGTCAAGTATGAAGCCAAAGCAGTTGAACCATTGATGGTAACGCTAAAATCTGTTGCGACAAAAATTGCCATTATTTATCCTTAACTTGCGAAAACTTGTACCGAGAATTCGGCACTGTAATAGTCTATTGCATTTATATTAACAGCCCCAATAGCAGACAGTTCGCCAACATACACATCAAAAGCCTTACCGTCTAAACTGCGATCAGACTCTATAGCGTATTTGATTGACCCTACACCTGGAGCAACTAACACATCTAAAGCACGTTGAGCTGTACGCTCACTAACCCTGCCAACAACCACAGTAACTTGGAAAGTGTATTCACTCATAGCCCTGTTATTTTGGCGATTGTAAACAACCTTATTCAACCCGATCATAGCCATCGGGGGATTGACCACATCAGGCAAAGTATCTACAACACGCAAGCCCTTTAGAGTGCTCAGGTTAGCTGCAAGCCCTGCCCTAAGTTCACTTATAGAAGCCATCAAGCACCTGTTCTAAGCAGACGGTAAGGGTTACACAGCTGAGCAACATCACCATCAATGTTTGAACCTACACGCATAATTCCCATGTCAGAAACACCTGCAACACCCACAGGGGACTCTAAACGCTTAAACAGTCTTGAAGACTGAATGATAGTCGCAAACTTGATTGGGTCTGGAACACTAGCCCAACCAAAAGTTCCTGTGACCTGAACTAAAGCAATCTCAGCCCAAACAGGGAATAGATAGTTATCGGTTGCAACAATGTAGGTGTAAGGACTATACGAACCATTCGCCTTGTTGTTGTTAGGTTGCAGTTGATAGTCACCTGTTTCCCAAGTCGTATCAAAGATAAGTGGATCAGTGCTAGAAGTCTTTAGCAGGGTTACAGATTGAGCATCATCAATCCAACAAGTGAAACCATCATTAGCCTGATAGTAACGAACTTCCCCTGCAGTGCCTGAATAAAAGTATCGGTTGCAGTATTGGTCAATCATGCGAGAAGCAGCGTTTATGCTGTTTTCAATTAGAGCATCATCAATAGTGTCTGTAATACGAAGTGCAGCTTTGACATCTGCCAGAGTGCAATACCCATTTGTTACGGCCAAAATAAACTCCTAAAGTCCTTACTAGTTTACCTGAGAGCCTGTTACTTAGTTTCAGACAGTTTCTTTATCAACGGTTGCCAAGACTCTTTGTAAACCTTATCGGCATCGTACTGTTTAGCAAACGCTAGGGTGTCAGGGAACTCACCCTTACCACGTTGATACGCCTGCTCCAAAGCATCCACAATGCCAGATACAAGGGGAATGTTGAACCAAGTGTGTTGCCCTGCATCCCAGAACGGTTGCCCATTGACTAAGAAACTGTCAGGCCCTGCAAGTTCAGTAGAAGCAGCAAAGTTAGAAGTCACGATGGGTACACCTGCAGCCTGGCACTCTAGCTGGGGAATTCCAAAGCCTTCGCCATAGTTGCAGAATAAGCCCACATCCCAAGCAGAATAGATCGCAGCCAAAGTTTCTTGCGATATTCCATAACTGTATGCGATTGGGTCAACCATCATTACCTTTTCAGGTGGCACACCACAAGCACTAAGAATGTTAGGCAACACAAAGCCAGACTGCTTCCCATACGGTTCAGTATGCAAATACAAAATCACATCATCATGCTTAGCAGCAAAGATGGCGAAAGCCAGCAAGTTTTCAGACACAGCCTTACGGTGAATAAAGCCACCAGCCTTATTAGCGAAGTTCATGCCAACAACAAAGCGATCTTTACCACCAACAAAATCTTTACCATTCTGACCATCAGGCAGAAGCTCAGTAGGTTTGAAAAGATTAGTGTCAATAGCGTGTGGAATGTATTCAGATTCCAAGCCTGCCTTTTCAATCATCGCCTTACCAAACTTGCTCATAGCAATAGGCGTGACATTAGGTTTCTTCAACCAAGCCAAAACCTTTTCAGGAGCAGGCTGGTGATCCACAGGAGTCCAAGAAGCAATAGGGATGTTGTCTAAAGCAGGGTTATCTAAAACCCATACGTCATAGAGCGTAATCAGGAACGCAGGCAGATTAGGATTTTCAGCCTTCCAGTGAGCATGATTTAGTGGAAGCACGTCAGTTGAATACTGATTCATTCCCCTGGAGTAATGTGGGATAAGCCCTGAGCCTGTTTCAATCAGGCTATTGACACCTTCACCACCATAGTTAGACATCATGGCAACCTTATGCCCATCTTTTACAAGTCTTTGAATAACTTGCTTAGACTGCGTACCATAGCCAGTAGGTTGATTGAGAGAGTTGCTGTACCAAGAAATAACAGATTTAGTCATGGCCTAAGCATAATAGAAAACACCCCCCAAATCAGCCCTACGCAGCCGAAATGGGGGGTGAAGTCTATGAGTCAGCTATTACGCTGTACCACCACGGAACACCTTGATGTTGTTGGTCTGCACTAGAGCAGAGTCCAATCTCCAAGTTGCTCTCCAA